TATGATACTATCAAATTCCGTTGGAACAAACTCATGTATCATTTAGGTTTTGGATCTTATAGTGGTGTTATGAACCCCTCTGTAAACAATATGATTATTACTTTCACAAAGGTGATTGCTGCTCTGGCTGTTGTCAAACTAGCAAGTGATTTCATGAAATCTAAACCTAAATTACAAGGTGGAACTGCTCCTAAATCTACTCCTGCTGAAGTGGAAGAAAAAATTGTTAAATTTGTCTCTGAAGCGACCGTTGAAAAGCCTGTTGAGATCGCTGATTTTGAGTCTTTATGTGCTGTTGGTACTGGATTTGTTAGAGTCCCCAACAAAGTTGCTACAACTTGGAATACTTTGACGACTAGTCATAGTAGTAAGATTAAGACCGAAACTGAACTCAAAGCTTTGAAAGCTATGACAACTGCGAATACTAGGTACTGTACATTGACAAATGGCACAGATACCTGGTTTACTCATATTTTAGGTTTGAAAGGTAGCATTGCTATCGTTCCTACTCATTGTTTGAGAAGCAATTATCATGGTGTCCGTATGTGTGTTTCTATTTCTGGTGGCTTATTGCCACAAGGAGTTGATAAGTATCACATAACGATTCTGAGCCAATCCAATTCTATTGATTTGGGTGCTGATATTTCAATGATCAATTTGTCTTCTGTTAGATTTCAAAATTTGATGCCATTCATTGCTGAAGATAAGATTTATCCTTCTTCCATTCCATGTATTTCACATACTGGTGTTGAATCATATGGCGCTTTTGTTCCCTCACAAATTGCAAATCACAAATATACTCTCTTATTTTATAAGGATCTCATTTCTTATAATTATCCTGGCCATAAAGGTGGTGACTGCGGTCAACCACTGATTGCTAAGAAAGATAGAGGATATTGTGTTGCTGCAATGCATGTTGCTGGTCATGATAATCTTGATTTAGGATATGCCTTATGCCTCGAGAAGAGAATTCTTGTTGCATCTATGGAAATTTTGTTAAAAAGTACATCAATGTTACCCATTTCATCTGAAAGTTCAGACTTGAAATTTGATTTGGGCTTGCCTTCAAGTAGATCACCATTTCGTTATGAGGATTTATCCGGAGTAGAATTTTATGGTACTTTATCAGGCATGACTATGATAAACTCTAAGTCTAAGCTTGTTAAAACAAAAATCTTTGACATTATCCCACAGATCTTTTCTGATGCTTGTGATTATAAGATGGATAAAGTTTTTTGCCCCCCAATGATGAAACCTTTCACTGTTGAAGGCAAATATTTCAATCCCTATAATATTGCATTAGTCAACATGGCTAAACAAAAGAAAGCTTTGGATCAGGAATTGATGAATGATATTGTTGTCGAATTAACAGATTACATTGTTTCAGAATTGCGCTCTAAAGGTCATAAAGATTGGTCGCCATTGTCACTACATTTAGCAATAAATGGTAGTGCGGAGGATAAATTTTTACGACGTGTTACTGCATCTACTTCTGCTGGTTATGGTTATCCCGGAGCCAAGAGTAAATATTTGCCATTGTTACCTGATAGTGATGATAGAGAAGCAAATGATTTGTTGAGACATCGTCTTGCTGTTATGGCCACTCGGTACATGAAAGAAGAAACTAACTTTTGCATTTATAAAGCACATCTTAAGGATGAGCCTAGAGATATTGAGAAGGTTAAGCAAGGAAAAACTAGAGTTTTCTATGCTTCTTCTATTGATAATTTGATTCTTAGTCGAATGTTTTTAGCACCTTACTATACAACTATGGTTGAACACTCCAGTGTTTTTTCCACTTGTGTAGGTATTGATATGCACACTCAAGCAGATGAATTATACGATGATCTTACTGAATTTTCTGCTTTCCATATGGAAGGTGATTATGGAAAATTCGATCAATCTATGCCTTTTGATATTAGTCGAGCTTCCTGCAGCGTTATTTATAACGTTTTGGAAAAGATGGGCTATAATCAAGCTGCTCTGAGAATTGTTAAAGGTATTCTCAGTGATTCTTTATTTCCTATTGTTGATATGAATAATGATTTATTATGCAACCCTGGTATGCAACCTTCGGGAAAGTATGCTACTGCTGAGGACAATGGAATGAAAGGTTTACTTTTATTGATGTACGCTTGGTATAAAATGGTTGGGCGTGATACCCCTTTTTTCGAGAATAATCGTCCCAAAACTTATGGAGATGATGTCTTGAATAGTGTTAAACCTGCGTATACTCATATTTTTAACAATGTTACATATGCTAAATTTGTTGTTGAACACTATGGTATGGAATATACTAGTGCTGCGAAAGATGGTCGATTGACTGAATTTGTACCGGCGGACAAAATGTCATTTTTGAAGAGAAAATTCGTTTACTCTGAAGAATTTGGAAAAATTGTTGCGCCATTAGATATGAATTCTATTATGAAAGCCTTTATGTGGACTATTCCTTCTGATTATGTTTCTGAAGAAGAACAAATCTTTTCTACTGCTACTTCGATGATGCGAGAACTTGTGTTTTGTGTTGATCCTGTTACTCATGAGAAAATTAGAATTGCCATCTGTGATGCATTGATCACAAACTTCAAACTTGATTCTGTTCGAGTTATGCGAGACCTAAAAACTTTTGCACGGATTAGAGATGAGATTTTGGAGAAAAAACCAAAAACTGAAACATACGTTGATGAATTATTGGGTAATGAAGATTGAGATCTTCGTTGCTCGATAGA